GGTACCGGTCCGAATGTAAGGGAGGCAGCGACGGAGCTTCCTGGAGAGATCGTTGCGGGCCTGAACTCGTTGGGTCGGTGGAAGTACTTGGTCCCGCTGGTGGGCCCACTGATGGGCGCACACGAGTTGATCACCGGTGCCGGTCCGGATGTGAGAGAGGCGGCATCCGAGCTTCCCGGAAATATCATCGCGGGGCTGAATTCGCTGGGGAAATGGAAGTACTTGGTCCCGCTGGTGGGCCCGTTGATGGCGGCTCGGGATATGATCTCGAACCCGCAGAAGTGGATCTCGGCAGGCGAACAGATCCCGACGATGGTCGCACGGGGGATCAAGCGAATGGCGACGTCCCCCGTCGACGCAGTCACTGACGTCGCGTCAGGGATACGGGATCGACTGCCGTTCTCGCCTGCGGCTGCGGGACCGCTCCAGTCGCTCGACGAGACTGGACCGGCGCTGGTCCAGACGATCGCGAGCGGGATCGAGGGCGAACAAGGGGAGTTGGTCTCGTCGGTGTCGTCAGTGCTTGCAGCCACGCCGGCAGGGCAAGGTGTGCAGGCACTCGGCGGGTTGATGTCTAAGACGCCAGCTGGAATGGTCGCCGGGGCAGCCGCTGACGCAATCGGCGGCCAGGCGTCTGGCGGCGGTGGCGGTCAGACAATCGACATTACGGTGACGAACAACATCACCATCGACGGATCTGGGTCGCCTGAAAACAGTGTGGAACAGGCGGCTCAGCAGGGAACGTCGACGGCGCTCGAGGAGTTCTTCGACCGGCTTGCGAGGGAGACCTGACGATGCCAGGAACAGTCACGATCGGCGGTATCGTCCTGTCCGCGACGAGTGTCTCGGATAGCGGTGCGTGGAACAGCCCGTCGAAGCGGACGGAAGAGGGGTTCGAATACAGCACATACGTCCGGACCCAGCCGTTGTCCGCAAGTATCGAGGCGTGGGTCCCCGTTGAGGAGTACTCCAAGCTGCAGCGATTGCGTGAGGGTGGAAAGCCTTTCGAGGCATCTATCGGCACGGTATCGGTCTCGAAGGCGAAGCTCGACGATCTTGAACGGCAAGACGAGCAGGATGTCTCGAGTCACTACAAGGTCTCTATCTCGATCACCGAGGTGCACGAAGCGACTGTTGAGACAGCGGAGATCTCGATCGAGACGGAAGGTGGTGCGTCTCTCGGGACAGCGGCTGGGGAGACGCCAAGTTCGACCGCCCAGCCAGAGAACTCGGACGGCGGACAGACTGAAGAGGAGACTGGTGGGATCGCTGGCAGCCTGTCAGGGATCCGGGAGTCGCTGTCAGGGGTGTTCTGAACGATGGAACAGATCCCGATCCCGGAGCGTCGGGCACAGGAGAAACGGCCGATCCATCTGGAGTTTCTCCCTCAGTCATTCCCGGGTCAGCGCTTTGCCGTGCGGTTCGACTGGAACAGCTACGCGGGCCGCTGGACGATCGAGATTGAACACCTCCGTCGGGAGTTCACCGTCACGAACTCGATGGCTACACCCTACCGTCCGTACTCGTATTTGCCGTACCTGGTCTTCATCCTAGCCGATGCGGCAGGCGAGGTGACGGAAGTCACGCCGGAGAACCTTGGCGACGAGGTAAAACTCTGGGTCCTCCCAGGACCGTCCGGACAGCAGCCAGGAGATAACTGATGCCGTGGAGACAGCACCGTCACGTTGAGGCCGGCGAAGTGTCCCTCGACGGGCTGGACCTGGACGTCTCTGTGACGAAGCCGAAGGATGACCCGCTGGAGTTCACCGTGAAGACGTGGAATCTGACGAGTGAAACGTGGTCTCAGATCGAGACTGAAGACCTTTGTCGGATCGAGCTTGGCTGGGAAGATGGTGACGTCGAGACGGTGATGATCGGGAAGATCGACACGCGAAAGCGTGCCCCTGACGGTCGTGATGTCTCCTACGAGATCGGCGGGATCGATGAGACAGAGGCCGTGACGAAGTCCCGTCCGGATCGCTCCTGGTCACAGAAAGCGTGGCTCGATAAACGACCGGACCAGATCGTCGAGTCCATTGCGGGAGAGATCGGGCTGTCAGCGCAGACGGGGTCGGCAGGCTCGCCGATCCAGGGGTCGTGGTCGGTCACGCCGGACAAAGCGGTCGCGCAGTGGCTCGATGAACTCCTCCAGATCGCCGCCGAGAAGACGGGCGTTGAGTGGGAGTGGTTCGCGTCCGGTGGCCAGATCCACTTCACCCCACGCAGTCAGGGGACGGTTGAGGCGCCCAAGTTGAGCCAGGGCGGGATGCTGATCTCGCTTGGCGAGAAGTCGGACACAAGTGACGATACTGAGGGACAGCTCAACTTCGAGTCGATGCTGGAGCCGCGCATCGCAAAGGGTGCGACGGTGTACGTCGAGACGGATGACTACCAGGGCCCGTACCGCGTGAGTGACTACGAGTTTCAGAGCAGTACGGTATCAGGGGATCATCTCGTCAGTGGGACGCTGACGCCGGTTGAAGCTGACTACTCCATCGAATCATGAGTGCTTGGGAGCGATCGACGATCGACTGTACAGACTGCGACGGTGAGGCCGTCGCGAAGACCGACCAGTGGGGACAGGTCATCCGCTACGAGTGCCCCGAGTGCGACTGCCAGATCGATCCGGGAGACGTATGAGTGGAAACGTCGACGTCCTCCGACAGTTTGTCGAGAACGAGATCCGCGGTATCTACACGATCACGTTCGTCCGTGTCGAAGAGGTAGAGGAGTCGACGCGGCGGGCGGTCGTGTCGCTGAAGAGCGACTCGGACATCCTCATCGACAACGTGCCGATCGCGTCGCCGTTCGCGATGGACGGCGCCGGGATGATCGTCCCGATCGAGCGTGGCGTCGAGGGACTAGTACTGCACGCTCAGGAACCGCTCTCGAAACAGATCCAGCAGCGCGGTGAACAGCCAGTCGAGAGTGAAAGACGGTTCCAGCTCGAGGACGCCGTGTTCTTTCCACAGCTCTGGCTCGACGAGGACAACATCCCGGAGCACGGCTCGAACGAGTACGTGATCGACCTGGGCGAGAACGCACCGACGCTCCGGCTGAACGGGGAGTCGGGTGGGTTCCAGCTCGTCGACGGGAGCGGTCACGGAATCGTCTCCGACGGACAGGGGAACTTCACGTGGCACGCGCAGTCGGTCGACGTCAATAAGGGACCGATCGAGTGATGGCCACGCCAGCTCTCATCGACGCGCCGTGCGAGGCCGACGGTCACCCCTCGGCGTGTTCGGAGCCGGCGGCGGGAGCCGTCGAGTCGACAGATGACGCGCTCCTCTCGGTCGAGGGTGCCGATGTCGCCGACCACGCGACTGCGGTGATGCACTTTGCTGACCATGGGCACTCGACGGATCCGATGGGGAACTGCGTCGACTACCAAACGCACGATCTGACGCCGGACCAGGAGCACATCCTGATGGTCAACGGCGCGCCGGTGATGTGCGTCGACGACTCCACAACCGATCCTGGGTCCGGTGGTACTGCGATGCTCACCGATCACGGCGGAAACCAACTTCTGAGCGTGACCGAACAGTGACAGACCGATGAACTACAAACGCACACTGGCGCTGAATCCAGACGGGTCATTTCGGGTTGAAAACGGGAGTCCCGTCTGGATCGATGGCGCTGCGGCAGTCGAACAGGAATTGAGAACGATGCTTGCGACGATCCGCGGGGAAGACCCGTTTGACGAGGATCACGGCCTCCCCGTGTTCGAGATCTCGGGCAGCCCGCCGGCGGTCGTCGAGCGGGGTGTCCGCAACACGCTGTTGTCGGACGACCGGGTGGCGTCAGTCGACACGGTCGATGTCTCCGATCCAGGGGCGAACCGAGTCACCGACGTCGACGTCCAGGTGACGCTCGTCGATGGTGAGCAGCTCGAGTTCACGAGCGGGGTGCAAGCGTGACCGAGTACGGCACTCAGGATGACGGGTCGTTCCGGCGCAAGCACGTCGACACAATCCGCTCTGATATGGGGCGGAACTTCAAGGACGAAGTTGGCGACGACGTCGAGTTGCGACAGAACTCGCCACAGCAGGCGTTCATCGATACGGTCGCGCCGGAGCTCGCACAGCTCTGGGAAGCGACAGAGGCAGCGTACTACGCCTCGTTCTTCGAGGACTCGTTCGGCGAGCAGCTGGACAAGCAACTAGCGCTCGCCGGTTTCTCGCGGATCCCTTCCCGAAGTGCAACTGGAGAGGTCGTCTTCAGTCGGGATGACCCGGCACCGGATGACATCTCGATCCCGGCGGGGACGGTCGTGACAACTTCGCGAACGGAGACTCAGCCCGCAATACCGTACGAAACAACTGACGGTGTCACCCTCAACGAGGGGCAGACTGAAGTGACCGCACCGATCGAGGCGCTGAAGCCGTGGCAGACCGAGATCGACGAAGAGTGGCTCGGCGAAGAGACGAACGTCGGCGCCGACTCGATCACGCGCTTCGACGATCCGGTCGCCGGCGTCGACGATGTCACCAATCCGAACCCGACCGGTGATGAGGGCCTCGGCTACGTCAGCGGTCGCGATCGCGAGACGGACGCCGAGTTCAAGCTCCGCTACCAGAACAGCCTCGCTGCGAGCGGGGCCGCAACGCTCCGCGCCATCCGCTCGTCGGTCTTCAACGCAGCCGAGGGTATCAGGTCCGTCGGTGTCGATGAAGTCCACGCCGCCGGCGACTACGGTGTGACGGTGACTGTCCTCGCACCAGATGTCCCGGATGACGATGTCGCACAGGCCCTCCTTGACTCTCGGGCTGGCGGTCTCGAATCGTTCGGGTCAGAATCGGGGACTGCGACACTCGGTGACGGTATCGAGAGGACCGAACACTTTGAGCGGGCGACCCGAGTTGAAATCTACGTCGAAGCAGATCTCACGACGTCGGACACCTTCCCGACCGATGGTGAGGATCGTATCACAGACGGTATCGTGAGGTACATCGGCGGAGAGGCGACCGACGGTATCACCTACCCCGGACTGGAGATCGGCGATGACGTCATCATCGACCAGGTGTTCCGCCGGGTTATGGAAGTCCAGGGGGTCATCGAGGTAGACCTCCAAATTGGAACGGACCCGAACGCACTCGCCGGCTCGAACATCGATGTCGCCGCGACGGAAGCCGCGATGACTGGGGTGACAGAGGTGACGATTAATGTCCTCTAGTGACGATCGAACTCCCCAGGAGCGGCTTGAAGAGAACCTGAAGTCGCCGTACCCTGCTGATGGGTTGGTGTGGTCAGCGTTGATCGTCGCCGTCGCTGAAGAGATCGCAGAGCTTGAAGCCGCTCGCCAGAGTGTCCTCGCAGCGAAGTTCGTCTCCTCAGCTGAAGGTGAACAACTGGATCGACTGGCGAGCATCTTCGAGCTCGAACGTCAGACAGGCGAGTCGAATGCTCGATTTCGCATTCGGCTCCAGACTGCGCTTAGAGCACAGCTCTCGTCGGCGACGATCTCGGACCTCCGGGAGACCGTCGGCGTTCTCCTCGGCGGGGATGCGTCCGATGTCGTCGTCGAAGAGCCAGAGTCGGACCAACCACTCGTCGACATCGGTATCTGGGAAGATCAGCTGAACGATCGCGGGCTAACTGTCGATGAGTTCTTCGACGAGGTCTCCCCGCTGACCGCTGCCGGCGTCGCCGCCGAAGGATTCGTCCGTGGGAACTTCCGGTTCACGGCGGAATCACAACCAGTTGTTTCTGACCGCGGGTTCGAGAGCCTCGAGCTCGCGGAAGGCGGTGGCGGGACCTGGCCGACGATCGACCAGGACGGAACGTTTGCGTTCACAGATCAATCGCAGCCCGTCGAGTCCGATGATGGCTTCGCGGAGCTCACACCGGACGACGTCGGCGGGACGTGGCCGCAGCTACTTCGATAACAATGCCAGACAAACAATCACGAATCTGGGGGAGTACAGGCGCAGAACCATCGGATGGCGATGAGGTAATTCCGGGGGGTCAACGCTATCCCGCGGAATATATGAACTGGGCGATGTACGTCGCCACCCGTGACATCGACGAGCTCTGGACGCTCTTCGATACGGTCGCCGGCAAAGCAGATTCCCCGCACGCGATCGGCGGCGACGATCACGACGCGTCGACACTCGCAGAGCTGAATGCGAAGGTATCGGACGCGACACTCGCGTCGGAGTCTGTGGTTGCGACGGGGGTCGAGACCCATCGGACAGGCGAAGTCCACAACGAGGCACAGCCGCCACAGACGCACGGGAACGCCAAGCACGCTGAAACCTTCGCAGTTGACGGAGATGCCCAACCACCGGAAGCACACGACCACACCGAAGCAGACGAGACGACGGTTCCGGTCGGCGGGATTGACATGGTTTCGGTTGTCGTCGACGATCCCGATCGGCTCCCGGCCGCCGAGCTTCAGGACGGTGAGTCCATCGAGATGCCCATCCCGGTCGACGACGGCGAGACGCTCGAAGTCTACCGATGGGGGGCGTACGATGCATCCGACCACACCGCTCCGACAGGCCTCGACGTCGAGCTCGTCGACGGTGGCGACGTGGTCCAGGTCGCATCAAACACGACGAACTCACAGGACACGGCCAATCCCGTGGCGTCCTACCAGAATAGCTCCGGAGCGGTGCAGGTCTTCAAGCTCCGTGCGAAGAACGACTCCGGGTCGCCGATCGGGGACGGAACGGGTGAGCCAGGGGTCGGGTCACACTTTGGATTCAGGGTGGTCTAGATGAGCGATCGAGGAGTTCCTATCAATAACAGATCATACGGGGTCCGTGGAAGAACGATCGGCGGAGCTGCAATCCCTGACAGCGTAGAAAGGTGGGAGTGGGGCGGTCCACTCTCAGACCGGTACATCGCTGTACAGGGCAGTGTCTCGAACATGACCATTGTGCAGGATAGTGGCGTCGCAATCGACGGGAGTTACTACCTCGAATCCGCCACAGGAGGGACGAACACGTACGTGGTGCCTGCGGATGGTGCGGAGTACTACAAACCCAAACAGGGCGATCCTGTTTTCGGATCTCACGTTTTCACTGACGCCTCGTCGAGCGGACGGCCCGGGGTTCTGTTCGGGATGTCGGACGACGGCCAAGACGGCTACGGCATCTTCATCGACACCGACCACAACAATCAATGGGGGATCCGCACCTACTCAGGCAGGACACGTGAGTCGCCGCTCGCCGTCGGTAATAACGCACCGTCGGCAAACACATGGTACTTCCCCGCTGTTGATTGGGGTTCCGATGGGTCGATCTCGATTACGATGTACGAGTACGACGGTGGTGCCTACACGGAGTTCGACAGTCTATCAGTGAGCGATAACACTCGGACAGGCGGTAAAATCGGCTTCTTTGCCAACAACGAGACATGCCGGTGGGACGGCTACGACATTGATCCCAACTACCTGCCATGATTGACCCGGTGTCGCAGGTTCTCACTCGACGCTTTAGAATCGCGCTGTAACCGCCTGCAGTTATCAGACTTATGTCACACGTAGTCAAAGCAGCCATCGATCCAGCCAGTGCACCGTCCGACGCGGCCGACCGCGTCGCAATATGGGCCAACCAGTTCCGGGCGATCCTCCCGGAGACACACTCGGAGTACCACACGCGGACGGACATCCTCGACGAGCCGATCGCCGACGAGTTCCGGTATCGGTTCGACATTCGCGACGACGTCGACGCGATCGTCTCGGCGCTCGTCGACGAGCTCGGTGCCGACGTGGACTGGATGCGCGTCGAAGTCCAGCAGGACGACCGCGAGTGGCGCGAGGCGGCATTCCGTGACGACCCGGACTACTACGACCCGTCGCGGAGCGAGGGCCACCGTACGCCGCCCTCGCTCGACCGTGGCGGGCTCTTCGAAGTGGAGACCGGGGATGCCGCCTACCTCATCGACGGGACCGAGTACAGCGCTACAGCGACGACGTTTGAGCCCGCCCGTCCCGACGAGGAGCCGCGGACGGACCTGATCGTCGCCGGCGACGCCGGGGAGATCGCCCGTCTCGAGGACACCAGTCCGGGGAGCTGTCCGGCCGATGTCGTCTGCATCGGCCTCATCGAGGTCCATCCGGGGAAGGTCGTCATCATCGACGAGGAAGAGGTCGACGTCCAGACGACCGACTGGAGTGTCGCTCACGAGTCCGGGGCCGTCCCGGACGACGTGTAGACGCTCGGTCTTAACCTACACCACCAGCAGCAGTCGGGCCCGCGCTGTTGGTTAAGCTGTTCCGGGCCTCACATACCATGTTCACGCGACTGTTCGAGACCGTCGACTGGATAGACCCGTCCGAACCGATCACGCTGGTCGCGCCCGTTGTCGCGTTCGTCGCGACCGTGCTGCTCACGCATCCAGCGCTAGACCACCTCGGCCGTGACACCGAACTACTGCGACGCGTCCGTGGAGCTCTTCCGCTGCTCGACGAGGCAGCCCGCGATCACGGCTTCTACACCAGCTACGACATCACCGACGAGGAAGTCATCGGCGTCGTCTACCGCGACCTCGAGGACGTTGAGGCAACACTCCAGGAGCTCAACTTCCGACCGTCACCACTCGCGGCTCACAAGTCGCTGCCCGACGGTCGCACCGAGATCGGCTCCTGGGGGCGGTTCGGTGGCGTCGACGTCGACCGACTCCCGTGGCCGCTGTCGACGCTGTTCCTGCTCGTCTACCCGTTCCAGGACCCACACGTGACGCTGTTCCCAGCTGAGCGTGGCGACGTCGGCGATGAATCGTTCCCGGATGGCGCAGTTCTCGTCACAGGCCATCACGAGAAGAGTCCGTACAACCCGTTCGTCGCCTACCAGCATCTCCGCGGGAAGGGGTACGACGTCGATCGTGGCGTGAAGCTGGCGGCGAACCTGCTCGTCGACGAACTCGGCGACGACTTCACCCCGAGCGACCGGGCGATCGCCCTCGCCGGCAACGCCGTCGCTCAGTAGACTCCTTTTCGCATCTGTCAGCTGCTCGGCGCTACTTCTCCGAGCCGCTTATAAATGAGTTCAGCGAGCCGGATCTACCACCTAGAGGCGTCACCGGTGTTTGCTGCGGATCTCGTGGGCCGCCTTCTCGTCGTTCGACTGGATGTAAACGCGAGCCGTTCCGGGGTCGGCCCACCCCATAATCGACATAAGCGCGTGGACGCTGATGTCGCGTGAGGCGTGGAACGACGCCGACGTCGCTCGAAGCGCGTGCGGGTAGACGTTGCTCTCGATGCCCGCGCAGTCGGCGAGCCGGTCGATCCGGCGGTGGACTGTCGCGAAACTCTTCTCGTAGGCGTCGAACCGGTCGAAAAACTGCTCGACGATCAGCTCGATCCGTGCGCTGAAGTCAAACGGTATACCCCGCGCCGACGTTGAGGTCTTTGGCGACCAGCGCTTCTCGAGCATCGCTTCGAGCGTGACGTTCACTTCCTCGCGGAGTTCTTGGGCCTCGGCGAGGAGCTCGTCGTCAGTCATCGACTCCAGCGTGGCGTCGTCGTAGTGTGCGACAATCGCGTCGGTGGCTTCCTCCTCGGTCAGGTTATGGCTATCGAGATTGTCGCGTGCGCGGTTACGACAGTAGCCACAGACCTCGTCGCCGCTTCCTTTGGTGCAGTTCCAGTACGAGGGAATCTGAATCGTACCGTCATTCCAGTCAATCCACTCCTCGTGGAGATGCGTCACCTCGCCAGCGCGGAGACCGAGTCGGCCGCAAGCCACGGCAAGCATTCGGCACTCCAAGGCGATCTCGTCGTTGTCGATGTCGTAGCTCGCCCTGAGCATCCGTTCCCATTGCCGCGGCGTGATAGCGTCGTCTCGGGAGTGAGATCGACCTGACCGCCCACTGAGTGCTTCAGCTGCGGACTGCTTGATCGACGTGTGCTCGCCGATTTGGATGCCCTGTGCAATCCGTCGTCGGCGACTATCCATATCTGTCATACTTCGATCTTTATCGTAACGTCGGCGACAGCGTCCATCCCCACGTTACCGCATACCTGTCGGGCTATCATCACGGCCCTCCCGTATCGTTGCTCCACTGGATCGGGTCGCGTCGCCATACAACCCAACTGACTGCTGAGGCTACCTCGTCCTGCTCGCGCTCGTCAATTCGGGGCGGGTCAATGACAAGATAGAACAGCGTTGTTCGCGGTGTCGCTGTGACCTCACGGCGGTCGGCGTCGTACTCGACGATCGTACACGCGTCCATTGCGGGTAACCACTCCTCGTGAAGCATCGACGAGAGGACCTCCGCACGGCCTTCCGCGACGCCGGGTGCGTCCTCATTCTGCAGGTTGTCGATCTCTTCAGGGAGCTCCGAGATCGGGACTGTAATCGTCTCCGAAGTTGCTTGAAGTCGCTGCTCGTGAAGGTAGGTGAGCAGCTGCATCGAGTGATCCGAGTCGAGGACCTGGTCGATGGCGTCACTCATCTGCATCCCCACCATCAGGCATCACCGTCCGGCTTGTAGCACGCTGTAGTAATGCGTCGGATGTGGTCAGCGAGGGGCTCGGTCGCAGCCGTCGGTTGGATGGTCTTCGAGCGATCGTCGTAGTCAACTGCCCCGATCTCGTCGAGCGTGTCGAGATGGCCTTGGATCAGGCTGATGTACACGCGCGTGCGCTGTTCGCTGGTCACCTGGCTGGGGTCGACGATGTTCTCCTGAGCGGCGATCTCGACCGCGACGTCGCCGGCGCTGATCGTGGTGTCGCCACTCCGGTCGACGGACAGGATAACCTGACGTCGACGAGAGTTCGACACCGCCTGGAAGACGTCGTCGGGGTCGAGCGGGATGCCGTGAGCGATGCCGTCGCTCCCCGTCATCGTCCCTCCTGGACGAGTTGTTCGCCCTCGAACGTTGGAAGGACGATGCAGCAACCGGACTTGTCGAGGAGTTCGACGTAGCCGGCCTTTTCGAGTCTGTCCAGCTGCGCGGTGATGTCTCGAAGTGGCTCTCCGGTTTCGACTGCGATGTCCCGCAGCGTGGCCGAGGAGCCGGGGTTGTTCACGACGTAGTCGATGATGCGCCTGGTTCGTGGGTCGCGTGATGGAGCGAGCGTCTCCGTCTGAAGGACAGAGTTATCACTCCGCGACCTGTTAGGTTCGTGTGCTGTCATACGGCAGCATTCTGGGTCCCGGCGTGGCACCGCCGGGGGCCGCTTTCAGGCCAACTACGAGTTGTGGACGGATTATTAAATAAATACGTATATTAAACGAGAAAGTCACGAGTGCCGCCTAGAAGCCGCTGATCGTTTGATCCACTCGATAAATTTAACCGCGGGTTAATCGCGGTTACTCCGCGATGACTTCGGCGTGCTCGATGTAGTCGGACAGCCGATCGAACAGATCGTCGCGACGGCGGATCACGGGTTCGAGTTTTTGTAGTTGACGGAGCCCATCAGCATCGACCTCGCCACTGACGATCAGGTCTAGAAGGTCCTTCTCTTCGTCGGGAATAGGTGATGTGTTCAGCCGTGGCTCACGACCGAGGCTAGCGATCGTCTCGGCAGGACACCAGAGACACAACTCCCGATGCCGTGGCGTCTGCCTGCCACAGTTGTCACACCACACGGGAACGATGGGCTCTTGCTCGGCGTCGAGCTCGACATCGGCACCGTCGGCCTTGGCGATGTGTTTTCGGCTCTTGTCTGAGAACACCGCGATGTAGTGCGCGACGACGCGAGATCCTCGTGCCCACCCGAAGTGCTGCTCGAGGTCACGCTGGGTGACCCACCGGGACGAGGCGAGGATCGATGCTCGACTCTTTCGGTAGTGTTCCGGTTTGAGCGGTTTCATCAGGTCGGTCGTCTTACCAACCCGCTTGATGCTCTTGCGGATCTGCTGATAGTCTAAGAGTCGGTCTTCGTTCATCGGCGTCCAGAGCTTCGTGTCTGGTCGCGGACCGCGCTCGGTGTCGTTCGCGGGATGACACTTGTACATCCAACGCCGGACGTACGGAATTCCGACGTCGATACGAATTGTTCGTGAGAACGTTTTCGAATCGCTTTCGATGCTGATGAGCAGGTGGTCCCCGCGGTCGTCGATCTGACGGTACTCGAGTTCCCAGAACTCACTCATAGGGCGCGCGCCGGTTGCCCAGAGAAGCGCCACGATCGCGGCAGTGCGCTTGCCGGTCGGAAAGTCTTTAGCCGCCTCGATGATGGTGATGACGTCGTCCCAGAAGAGTACCTCCGAAGGTTCAGGCGCCGGCTGGTCATCCTCGACGTTACCCAGCTCGAGAACCCCGAATCGTTCAGGGTGTTTGTCATCCCTCGCGTCGGGTGCGAGGAACCGACCCCACGCACGGAGAGCGCTGATGTAGTTGTCGCGGGTGTAGCCGTTGTCGTACTCGTCGATCCAGCTGCCGATGGAATCTACGACATCCACCCCAGTTTGTGGGTCAAGAATCTGGAGCATCAGGCCGGTGTTCCGGACGAGTCGGTGGGCGTGCGCGAGGTAGGATTCGTGACGGGTGCCCGAGATTTGGTTGTTCGCGCTTGCTCGACGGTTGTGCTTCTCGATCTCCTCGTGGAACTTCAGCAGTTGTTCTCGTTCGGGATCGGTTATCTCTTCGTCTGTCTCGACCAGTCGAACGCGACGGTCGATCTTGTCGCTGTAGTCGTGTTGCATTTGGCTGACGTAGGTGTGACTCGGTTTGCGGGCGAGACATACTACGTCAGCAGGGCTTGGGCTGACACGTTGGTGCGATGTGAGCTGGCGGGGCCGGCGATGAGTTCAGGGTGCCGGAACACCTATGCTTATTCAGGGCTTGCTTATAAATGCTGGTAAAGTTGGGACGCTGGTTTGGCGGGGTCTTTTCATAAAAACCCTAGAGGGAGAGACGAGGCGTGTAGTGTGCTTTGTTTGTGATCGAGTATCATACACCTTATAAAGGTGCGAAATTCCGAATGGTGCAGTCTTAACCAACAGTCGAGGCAGAATCAGCCCAGTGTTGGTTAAGACCTCTCCCACCAGTCGTCGACGTCCTGAGCCTCGACGTCGACGTTGAAACTGACGCCACAGCTGCAACGAACGCCGATCCGAATCGCCCGCGTCGACATATGTGCTTTCTCGGTTCCACAACCAGGACAGTTGACGGCGAACGTGTTCATCCTAGTATCCGTAGCGATCGTGAGCCTCGTCGATCCCGAGTAGTTCAACCACTTTGACCTGGCCCCGATCCTCGACAACATCGTAGAGAGCAGTGTGTGTCCGACCGATGTGAAGTCGGTATATCTCCTCGCCGTCGACGACGATCTTCTCTCGGTCGCCACTACCTGCACCTGGCTTTGGATACGGCTCGTCCTCTAGCTTCTCGAGGTTCTCTTTGACGATCCGCTGGCTCTTATCATCTAACGCCTGATAGTACTCAGATGCTTGCTCCGAGAGGTGAACACTATAGCTCATCGAGCGCAGTCAGTTCCTCCACGTCGGTCTCGCGAACCGATCTGACGCGCTCGGCGAGTTCGCTTCGGTTCTTTTCTTGGATCAGTTCCTTCAGTAGCTCGTCGTAGGTCTGACCAGCTTCCTTCAGTTCGTTCAGTTCTTTCCATCGATCTTCTGTGACTGGTATTCGTTTTGATGCTGCCATCGTCTGTCACGTGCTCCGTGGTCGTCTCCAGCAGTCAGTGGCCCCTTGGGTGACTCCGACACGGCTGGAGTCAGATGCTATTCGTCGCCACCGACCGCGTTGTAAGTAGTTACAATCTTTCCACCGTTAAGCGTTGTGGAGCGACGCTCTGTTCATATATCGAGATAAGCGTAGTTATCCGAATATCTATCACCAATCCGCAAAAGCCGCGATAACCCGAGCATACAACCACCGAGAAGCCCGATCTCCCCGCCTCGAACCCGGGGGAAACCCACTCAGAAACACTTCGATACAGGGGTGACAGTACAGTTCGAGTGCTCTGTATATCCTATATCGCGATATATAATTGATGGGGCGCTACCGATCGAGACCGAGCTCTTCCTCGATCGACGTCTCGTTGATCGCTGCCCGCACCAACGCCGGGTAAAACCGCTCGTTCTTCGGCAACTGCTCGCCGTGTTCTCGCTGCCACTTGACGTTGACCTCAGAGTACCGAATATCGAGATCGTCGACGACGTCATCCGGAAGGTAGATCGTCCGACCATTCCAGTCTTCACGCAGTACGAACCCTTCATCACCCGGCTCTAGCGTCTCACTCGTGTCGGTCGTTCCAGACGTTTCGATCGTTTCGCTCGTTTCGGTCGTTGTTGTCGCCTCAGTCGTTTCAGTCATTTCAGAAGACTCCGCAGCATCATCTTCGCTCGTGTTGGTCGTTTCACCCGTTTCGATCGTTTCAGACGTGTCGGTCGCCGCACCGAAACGGTCGGCGATGCCGCCCATCTTCTCGCTGGTCTTCCCCAGCTCATCGCTGGCGTCGTCCTGGTCGTCACTCATCTGCCTGCCCCACGAGTTCGTCATCAACGAGCGTCGCGATCTCGGCGATCACCCCAGCCATATCGCTGTCGAGCTCCTCGGCGGCGAAGATAGAGCGCTCCTGCGCGGCGATCGCGCGCTGTAGGTCGACCCGCTTGTAGACGTCGATCACCGGGATGCCGAGCCCCTCTTCGAACTCCGAGTGGAGCTGCTCGAGCATCGCGTCAGCCTGCTTGTTGTGCTCCACGCGGTTCGCAACGATGCCCAGTATCCGTACCGCACCAAAGTACTCCCGAACGCTGTCGATCTGCTTCTGCAGGCGGTCGAGCCCCTGCACCGAGAGCGCCTCGGCGTACGCGGGGATCAGAACGCCATCGCTCGCCACCAGGGCGTTGTCCGTAAGCACGTTGATGCTCGGCATATTGTCCACGAGGACGACGTCGTAGCCTACCCCGAGTTCGTCGAGGACCATCTTCAGTCGCTCCCGAGCGCGAGGCTCACCGTTGAGTTCTCCACCGGTACGATCGACCATCCGCTCGTTCGACGGTAACAGGTCGAACTCCTCGCCCTCGAGGATGATATCATCGGCGTCGCCGGCGCGGCTCGGATCGAGTAGCAGCTCGTGGAGCGACACCGTGCGGTCGAGGTCGCTGTACTCATCGTCGTAGCCAAGGATCGACGTAAGTGCACCCTCCGGCGCGAGGTCGACCACAAGGACATCGAGATCTCGGTCGGCAAGCGCGCCGGCAACGTGGATCGTGAGTGTCGTCTTCCCCACCCCACCCTTCTGATTGAGCATCGCCACGATCGCCGGTGACGTTTCGATCGTTTCAGTCGTTCCAGTCATACTCTGAAACGATCGAAACGCGACCGTGATAAAGCTACGTCAGACACTTACGAGTCGGGTGAAATATGACTCAGCATTACAGATCGACACTCTTCGTGACCAACAAAGTGATCGGCTCGTTCTGGTGTACCGCCTTCATCAGCGTGCACTTCAGCAGCCGCACGAATGAGTTCTACAAGAGTTTCGAGGGGGACCTGTCCCCCACGCTTATCTACCATCTCGGTAATAGTCTCACAGACAGGGTGAACAGCGTTATCGCCGGCGGTGGACCATGAATACTCCATCGACATCCCGTCAAGATCAACTTCACTGACTGATTCTGCAAGCTGGATCGAGTGACGCTCGGTCCGATATACAGTTGTAGCTCGCGCTTCCCGAAGTCCTGTCTCAGAGACGATCTTCTCCCGAGCTTCTCGTTTATTCAAATCATATCCCTCCATCACACTCTTCAGTATCTCAGCGATCGTTACTGCATTCTCACGAGACACCTCGTCGTAGTGCGTTTCTATAATATCGGCACGATACTCGACATCTACCTTGTCCTCAAGGAGTTCCTCGTCGACAAGAACATCAGCACCCGTATTTGAATCTATGAAGTCGCTCATCCCTGTCTCCCCTTCGAGCGGATAGTATCCGTATTTTGTGTTCGATGCACGAGTAGGTGATAGAGTTGATATTTTTATAATCTCGCCGCCGCCGTCGACGACCACACGTCGTTCTTCGAGCCGACACCGCACTCGGAACACTTGCCCATAACTACGCGAACCTTCCCGGGAACGTCGATCCGGGATACGTCGGAGTATCATTCGACTCGTCTTCGTCGTCCTCGATCGGGGCGGGCCAATTCGGGGTGTATCCGCCGACACGTTGAGACCACACGACCGTGTTGCCCATCTCTCCACAAGTTCGGCGAACGACCTCGTGCCGGGTCCAACCTTCTTCCTCACCGGTCGTCGTGAACGCGAGTCGCTCTCGATAGAACGGAAGGCCCTGTTCCTCGCCAGCCGCTTCGGCCTCGAACGGATACGTCGCGTCGATCGTGTGGAACGCCTCGACGCGGAAGTCACCATCATCCCACGCGACGACCTCGATCGTGACCGGCTCGGAAAGACGAGCCGTAGCTAGGCCCTCGATCTCCTTGACGACGTTCTCACGGTCGTAGTCGTATTCCTCTTCTATATCCGGCATACTACTCATCTACCTCTTCCTTAAGGGCAGTCACAACCTCCTTGGCGCGCTCGTGCGCATCATCACCGTTCACGTTCTCGATCGCTTCGACCGTCGCTTCCGCCGCCTCGAACGCCTCATCGATCCGCTCTTCGAGCTCGACGATACGATCCCGGAGCTGATCAAGTTCATCCTGCCTCTCGCCGACGTCGCCACCACGGGGATCGTCAACGAGCTCGTAGAGGCCACCGCCGACATTCTTGACGTAGTCGGCCGCCTTCAGCATCTGAAGCCGGTTGTGAATATACTGCCGAGAGTAACCTAACTCATTAGCAAGGTTCTGGGATAGGTTTCTGCCTTCTGCTAGCTCATCGAGGATTAATTTATCAGCGTCGTTGAGTTCGTGAGCCACTTTACTGGTTACACTCATCGCACGCACTTTACTATGAGCGTTGACGGTATAAATGTTTATTCCGTATGATACAGATTAGATTGACAGAATAAACATTAAGTAGGTGTAGAATAGACTATTGAGTAGAGAGCGCGGGAGAAGGCCTCTGACAAAGGTGGCCTCCGGGGTACCAGCCCCGTCGACCGTGCGCTCGAAACTATGCCCGAACGCAACACGAAATCGAATCCCCACGAGTTAGAGTGTATCGCTCTCGATGACCCGCAACGAATCAACGATCTCGACGAACTCGACGTCGGCGACCGGGTGCTCATCGACGACCGACGTCGACCATTAACCGTCATCGAGATCGGCGTCCACGTCGTCTCCGACGAGCGGATCGACGAGGAGCTGCGGACTCCCGTCGTCAAGCTCGAAGGACACTGGGATGGCGCCAAGACGATCGTCCTCGCCCACAAGCTGGAGCGACTCCAGGTAACCGACGATGGGTTCCAGGTCACGCTGAGCGAGACCGACACGATCGTCGACCGCGGCATCGGTCGTGAGAAGACAGTTCGCCGGACGCACGTTGTCGGAGCTGCCGGTCGGGCTGCGGGAAACAGTCCCGAGGTGACTGCGTGATGCCGAACCTTAACCGCAGTGCCAGGAAGCTGCTGGACGAGAAAATGGAGCCGTACGTCGACGGCTTCGACTCGATGCTCGCCGACGTCATCCACGACACGTTCGCGGACGACCCGCAGCTGTGCCGGCTCGCCACGATCGTGAACGAGACCAACCACGCCATTGAGGACCGCGACCGACAGAACGGTGTCGACAAGGAGTGGTCCGCACTCAACGAGGCGAGCCAGAAGGTTACATGGGTTCTCGAGCGTCGTACCCGCGAGGTCATCGCCGAGAAGTGCGAGACCGTTGCACTGGACGCGCCCGGATGGACCGACGTCCACTCCAAAGAGAAGATCGAGGCCGCAGTGCGTGAGGCTGTCGAGTGGCTCAACCACAACACCAACCCGGCCGAACGTGCTGGCGTCACGTACGGCGAGGAGCTCCCTGATCCAGACGCGCTGTTCGAGGAGGTACCGGGCGATGCCTGAGTCGGAGATGGCGACCGTCGACGATACGGATCTAGTTGCATTCCACGTTGGTGACCACGTTCAGGACTGCGATAGCGATGATGAGGCCACGTTACTCGTTGCTGGCGTCCCGCTTCAGCGAGCAGCCACCTACCAGATCAACGAGGACGGGAAGACAGTTGCGGATGTCAACCCCGACTACGCCGCGGAGGAGCCGGTTGTCGAGGTGATCTATCCGCAGCGGACGGACACACATCTCGACCGCAAGCAGACCTACGCGTTCCCTGCCGCGCGCCTCGAACTCGTTGCTCCAGTCCACGATCGCGACGACAACACCGACAAAGAGCGGCAATGACTGACGACCAACGAACTGCGTTCGAGCGCGTGATGGGTCCCGAGACCAAGTGGGAGATCGTCAAGAGCGGGACGCCCCCGAGCGTCGACGGGATGGCGATTCACGAGCCGAAGTACATGCGCTGTCTGTACTGCGGCGCCCAGACGATCATCGACGAGGCGGGCGAAACGACGACCGGCATCGACGAGCTCGTTCACAAGGAGAGTTGTGGGCAGTCATCCGCGTCGGTGCGCGAGCCAGGCGATCCGGGTGACGCGTTCGACACGCGCGACGACTAAGTCGACGACCTCACGACCACTTTTCGACCCCCTCGGATCTTCACCCCCTCTTTATATAGTGTCACTGCGAACTCATCGGCTAAATGATACACGACGGCCGCTACTTCGCTGAGGAGCATCTTCCTCGAGAGCTCCCACACCGCGATCCCGCGATCTCGCAGCTGTCGCGAGCCCTCACGCCAGCGGTCGATGGCCGGCGCCCCGACGACGTCCTCATCACTGGCCCGAGCGGCGTGGGCAAAACCGCGCTTGCACGGTTCGCGTTGCGCGAGCTCCGCGAGGCGGCAGCCGTCGACACTGCGCTGATCCGAACACTCGGAAAAACGGGGGGAACCATCCTCCGCGAGGCGATCAACCAACATCGCTGCGGGATCGACGTCCACCGGGGAACCCCCACCGACGAGTTACCGCGGATCCTCCGCGAGCGAGTCGACGATCCGTACATCCTCATTCTCGACGAGGCCGACGACCTCCCAGCCACGGACACGCTCGATATGCTCGCCGGCGTTCCCGAGGTCGCGATCGTCGCCGTCGCCCACGACGAGGAAGCCTGGCTCGCCGGCATTGACCAACAGTTCCGGTCGCAGTTCGACGGCGAACATCACATCGCCCTGGACCGGTACTCTCCCGAAGCCATCGCCGACATCCTCGAGCCACGCGTGGAACACGGCCTCGAGCCCGGAGTGATCACGCGCGAGCAGCTGGAGACGGTCGGCGATCTCGTCGCCGGCGTCGCCCGACTCGGCGTCCAGACCGTACGGTGTGCCGCCGAGGTCGCCACCGACCAGGGTCGGGACAGCATCACGGACGGCAACCTCGTCGACGGCAAACACCGAGCACTCGAAGAGATTCGGGCCTCGCATCTTCGGTCGCTGCCGTATCATCATCACGTTCTCTACGAGCTCGTGCGCGCGCTCGACCCAGCAGCGAGCGACCAGCTCCACAGTCGATACGACACGATCGCGGCGGCGGCGTACCAAGACCGGCCGCTCGAACCGATCGCCCGTCGAACTCGGCGGACGAAGCTCGAGAAGCTCCGAGAGTACGGCCTGATCGAGTGGGACTCACTGCCGGGGAATCGACGCCGGTACGAAGCGGTCGATCCCCAGCTGGCGAGCGAGCACGACATCCCGCTCACTGGCGACGTCGCTCACGAAGCTTAACCAACAGCTCCGTGGTTCGGGAGCCAGGCGAGTCTTAACCAACACATCGTGATATAGGCCGCACGCTGTTGGTTAAGACCGTGGGGTGAGGGGGTCCGCATACCCCCCTCGGATCTTCACCCCTACCTTATGATACCCTCGGGCGCATAGTGAGGTATGTCGGTTCAGAAGACTCGACACACGATCTCGACGTCGACGCTCGACAGCGAGACCAAAGGCCCCGGTGACACTGTTCACCTTGAGCTCCAGTACTATTCGTCGAAGACCATCGTCGACGTCCGCTTCGGCGCCAGCGAGTGGTCGATGACGTTCAACGATGACGGCGTCATCAAACCTGGAGAGTCCGAAGGCCCCCGTCCCCCGAAGTGGCTGCCCGAAGCGATCGCGCAGGTAGAGCCTGGGCTGCAGGTGCGAAGATGACGAGGCTAGTTACTCGTTACCGCTGGATTCGAATTTCCCTCGCTCTCCGCCTCTTCAGCCAAGTCAATGAGATCGTTGATGACATCGTCAAACGACTCGTTTGGGTGAGTCTTCCGGTCTTTAAGACGGTTCCAGGTACTGATTTTCAGCCGGATCGAGGTATCGTCTTGACCTTTGTTTTTTCCCATATCTCTCTTGTATGCAGTCACACATATATACCTCAACCTAAGTATAGTAATATACATAATGTTTATAATGCTTGCATACTTGCATACAATTGATGAGTGAGGATACAACAATCCGAATTAGCAGGGATACGTGGAAGCGGCTGACCTCATTGAAAGAGCCGGGGGACAGCCACGATGACGTAATAAATGACCTGCTAAAGACTCGCGAATCTGACGCAGCGGCACCCAACTAGCCGCTTTCTGCGCGATCGGACTCGATTGGACCCGTGGCCGATCGCGCAGGCGGCGGTCCCCTGCAGCTCCAAACCAATGGACAATCACAGGACACCGCGTCACGACGGTTCGCACAGCCAGGATAAAAACCTCGGTCTAATGGGTTCGCCGCTCGAGACCCGCGATGGTCTTCCCGGGTTCATCGCGATCTTCGGCGATCAGACCGTGTCGACCCCCGACAGCCGGCCAGCGTTCTTCGGGCAGACCGAGATCACGGCCGGCGGCAAGCAGTGGATGACCGGGCGATCAGTCCGCCTCGCAGAGGTGATCTGATGCCGGCGTTCGACGACGCGACGATCGAGCTGACGCTGGAGAGATACCACACGCGGAATCCCGACGACGACTCTGTCGAAGAGCGATGGCGAGTCGACGCTGCGGGACTCGACGTCCCGTGTGGTGGCGTGACTCCCGAACGTGCGCTAGAGATGCTCGCCGAGTCGCTTCGCGACGACCAGGATGGACAGGCGGACCTCGAGACACTGATCGAGGCCGACGATCAGGAGGTGGCGTAGCGATGAAGCTCGAGAAGGGACTCACCAAGAACGGCTTCATCGACGTCGCCGGGCTGGCCGTCATCGACGAGTACAACGAGGACGTGCCGAGCGGGCTCTACCAGCCGAGCACGATCACGAGCTTCGCGGACGAACTCGAAGATGTCCAGGGACGCGTCGAAGTGTCGGTTCAGAACCTCGAACACGAGTCGGGCGAGACGGTGAAGGCGCTTGTCGCCCGTGCCGCGGACACCGACGTCGCCTGCGTCGCGGCACCGCTCGTGCCGCCCGAAGAGCAGGATGACGTTAACGACGCCGACGGGGGTGACACCTGATGTCGACGTCGTCGATGGAGAACGTCGAGGAGTACGTGGACCTCTCGGGGTTCCAGCGGGACATCCTCTGGACGATCTTCCACGCGGACGATGCCGTCCACGGGCTTGCGATCAAAGAGGCGCTCGAAGAGAATGGGTACCAGACGGTCCACCACGGTCGTCTGTATTCGAATCTCGACGACCTGGTCGACGCCGGGCTCGTCGAGAAGGGAACACGCGACGGGCGAACGAACGAGTACACTCTGACCGACACGGCGACGACGGTGTTGGCTGACCGGCAGTCGTGGGAACGGGGTGAGATCTGATGGCGTTTGACGCGATCGTCGGCAACGAGCCCGTCGACCAGCTCGTCGATTCGGTCGGCGCGCTCGTCGACGAGTTCCGGCTTCACCTCAACGAAGACGGTATCCGCGTCGCTGCGGTCGATCCCGCGAACATCGCGATGGCCGACGTCACGATCGACGCCGCAGCCTTCGAGTCGTTCGAGGCGACGGACGGCACACTCGGCATCCCGCTGTCGAAGACCGGCGGCCTCGAGGACACCGTTGGGATCGCCACCGAGGGCAACCTCATCTGGTTCGAGTTGCAGGAGCAGACGCGGAAGCTCTCGATCGAGATCGACACCCACGAGGTTGAACTCGCGCTTATCGACCCATCGTCGATCCGGCAGGACCCGGATATCCCGGATATGCAGCTGCCCGGATACGTGGTCCTCGATGCTTCTGATCTGAAGAAGGCGGTGAAGATCGCGGAGAAGTACTCCGACCACATTCTGATCGGTGGCGACGAGGACGAGCAGTTGTTCAAGATCGTCGCCGAGGGTGACACGGACACGTACAGCTGTGAGTTCGACGCCGAGGACCGGATCGACGCCGACCGCATTCCCGACGCGTCGAGCCTGCTGTCAGCAGATTATCTGAAGGACGTCACGAAGGCCATCCCGTCGAACGCAGAAGTCCACCTGTTCTGGGGGAACGAGTACCCCGTCCGGTTTGAGTACGGGTTTGCCGATGATCACGGCAGCGTTGAGACAGTCATCAGCCCGCGGATCGCGACCGATGGGGGTGAACGGCTATGAGTACCGACACGTCAGACCTGCCGGCCGACGATCGCGTGTCGCTCACGAACACGATCTACGACGCAATCGAACAGCACGCGGACGACCGAGGGCACGCCCCGCTCGGCGACGTCGTCGACACGGTCCGTGACGAGACGCGATTCGTCGCTGAGGACATCCACGATCGGCTCGAACGACTGGAGAAGCACGGGGAGATCTACCCGGTCAATCACAAGATCGCGATCACGGAGCGGGGTGACCGATGATATCTCCCGACGAAGCTGCCGATGAGCCGTCTCCTGGAGATCCGAGCTCTCGGCTTGGAGAGTCGCTCAAGCAGTTCGAGCTCGCCAACCAGGAGATCGGTTCGAACGTGGCGGAGTTTTTCCATCAGATAGCGCTCGAGTTGGCGTGGATCGAGCGGCACCTGGACGTCGAGACGACCGCAGTCTGCTACAATCGGAACGCAGTCGTGTCGGTGATGTTCGACGACGGAACGACGCCGGCAGAAGCGAAGTCAACGCTCGAAGCGGTCGCGGATCCGGATTCCATCGAACCAGACCCCGCGGCCGATGGCGTGACGGTGAAACTGCTGTACGGCGAGGATGTGGAGACTACTCCAGTGGGGGTGTCGCCAGATGGGGCGTAAGTGCTCGGTCTGTGGCGAGCTCTCCGACTGTGTCTACAAGTGTGACAGCTGCGGCAAGCCGTTCCACGGAGACAACGACGCCGCACCCGGCCGAGGGCAGGTGGACCAACAATGAGCATCTCAGTTATGTCAGGCCCGATCGATCACGACGATTTAGTTGCACTACCCCCCGCCCCCACGGCGGTCTATCGAGCACTCCGTGAGGCAGAGGCGGACGAGATGACCAAGCAGGAACTCGCCGGCGAGACGCTGATGAAGCCCCGGACGGTCCGAGACGCGCTGCATCGACTCGTCAAGGACGGCCTCATCGAGACACGGTGGCACAACGAGGACGCCCGGACGCGAACCTACCGGATCGCAGAGGATGGGGGTGAGCGATGAGCAACGATACGTCCGCCCGCGAGGAGATCAACGCGGTCATCCGACGCCACGAGAGCGACCTCGATCCGGACGACCTGCGCGAGATCGCCCACGATCTCGAGACGACGGCAGAGCGCTGGGAGGGGATCGCGTTATGACGCGAACACCTAGTTGGTCCGAGGACGTCATCGGCGGCGACGTTCAGTGTCGAGGCTGCGGGTGCGTTGGCGAGACGGTCGACGACGTCGAGCACGAAGACGGCTGCAAGGAAGGTCACCGACTCGGCACCATCAACCGTCGGGATCCCCCGGAGGGGGACTGGGCCGCGAAGCACGACTGGACGCGGTACCGTGGGCCCGATTCCTGGCCGGTTCCCGGCGGATGGGTGTTCAAGGATCCCGAAGGCGGCGGCTGGTGGGAGTACTTCGGCGACGTCGGCGAGGGACACGAGTTCGACGACAGCATCCTCGAGGCGCTGAAGGACAATCCCACGATCAACGATCCGTTCGAAACGTTCGGTGATCTTCGCCGTGACCACGGCGAGTACGCCTTCCTGCGTCTCGAGACAGCCAATCCGGACGAAGTGTCGCGTCGAAACCCGGAGGACGAGAAGCTCGAATGGACGCTTGAAGTCGCCGGCATGGAAGTGTTCAGTCGGATCGAGCCCGATCGGAGTGACCTCATGGCCGCCGTGGCCGAGGCACTCCAGGCGTACCACGCCGGTGAATTGGAAGAGCGCATCGAGGAGATCGTCCCGGAGACCGGGGAGAAGCCGAAGGCTGTTCGCGAACAGGAGCAGCTCGAAGAGCGCAAGGAGAACAACGAGTCACTCGACGACTTCGCGACTGACGGTGGGGTCGATCAATCCTCGGACGGCCTCGATGGAGGCGATCGTCGATGAGTGGAGTCAGGGAACTCCACGAGATGAAAGCCGAGATTGCGCAACACGTTGGAACGGACCCGGACCGATATGGGGAGGGTTGCGGACACAAGCAGCTGCTCGCGAGCGAGGTCCGGCTCGTGTCTGAGAAGCTTGGAATGAACCTCTCCGATCAACCGCGCCAGCACGTCCGTGACGCCTTGATGATCCGTACTGGGCGAGACGATCGAACCGGAGTCAGCTTCTACGACTCCCGCGACGTCGAAGCGATCCTTAACGAGTTGGAGGCGATCGTCGATGGGTGATCAATCTACGACCGATACTGATCGAGAGTGCCCCGAACCGGAGATGTTCAGAATCCCGACCATTCGAGAGATCGATGAGATGCGTGTCGAGCTCGGACTATCACAAGCCGAGTTAAGCCGACGGGCAGGGTTCGAGAAGGATCGTTTCAACGGGATTCTGTACAACGGGTACGATCCGCATACGTCGACGCTTCGATCCTTCCTCGATGCGCTCCAAGATGCGGAGCCAAAGGCCGACGAAGAGATCGAGCGGAGAGGTCCGAAACCGGAGCCGAGCACCAGCGTGGACGAGTACGAGCGCCTCAGCAGCAAGCTTGAACACATGGACCCAGACGATGTGGGAGACGATCCGTCGCCGCCGGATTCTGACGGAGTGGTTACTGACGGCGGAGTCGATCAGTCCTCGAGCGGCACTGAACAGACGCCGTGCGAGGAGTGCGGAGAGCCTATCCGGTTCGACAGGGCGCGAGCCTACTACAAGACGCCGGATGAACGGTTCTGGCACCCCGACTGTCTCCCCGAGGAGTACCGTTCGGTAGACACGGATACTGAGCGATCCAATGGAGGTGAGTCGGCGTGACCTGGACGTGCCCGACGTGTGACCGCCGATACCCCGACAGCAGTCTGTCAGTGCCGGTGGATGATCCGGCCCACATCGCCGAGGGATGCAAAGTGTGTTGGGTGTCGCCGCCCGAAACCAGCCGGTTTGTTCGACCAGACAGCGTCGACGATTCGCAGCTCGTCACCGACGGCGGCGAGAGACTCGGAGACGTTGCTCAACTGGAAGGGGTTGAGTCCGGCGACGTAGCCGAGTTCGAGCTATCCGATACGGACGGTGTGCATCAGGCGACCGTCGGGCCGAAGATCGTGGAACCGCCGTTTCCGCCCGAAGATGTAGCCGAGGACCAACTCCCAGGACAGATACAAGTGTCGCTTGAGAACACAGACACCGCGACAAAGTGGTGTCTCTCCCGGGAGATCGACCCGGATGAAGGCCTGACTGGCCCCGTGACTGCGTCGGTGAAAGCGTGTATCGACATCCGCCACCCGCCCCGCTACCGGTGGCAGGATCGGGGGACGGTGGAGTCTCTGGAAGTGGTCGACGATGCGTGACGGATCCGGAGACGACGTCGATCAAGAAATCGGCGTTGTATGTGACGTTGAAAGATGCACGAATCGCATCGTCGGCCTCGACGATGGATGGGAGATGAGCCGAGGGATAGTCTGTCAGGACTGCATTGACCACGACGACAGACACGGTCACTGGCCCGACGAATCCGTCGATATCTGTATCGAGTGCCGGATCGACGACGGGATGATCGACCACAACTGTGAGGAGTCTGCAGCTGACAGAGTTCTCCTTGAACCCGGGAGTTCTTGTGACTACTGTGAGTTCGAAGCCCCGGTAACCGACGGCGGTTCTCGGCTCGGTAGCGAAGACCACGTCGAGCTCCCGGAGACACTCGAAGAGTTCGTCGACGTCGCCGAGCAGAAGGACAGCCTTCGCTGTGACACGTGCGGCGAGATCGTCGATCGCCGGTGGCTTCAAAACGGCGAGTGCGTCGGTTGCCGGGAAGGTCCTGGAGTCCACATTGCACCTCGAGCAGACGGAGGTGAGCGATGAGCGATCTCACGATCCTCGAGGCGTCAACCGCCCTACTCGCGAGAGCGTTCATCGTCGTCGCCATCATCACGTGGGTCGTCATCGCCGGCACGTTCCTCGCGAGGGTGATCGGATGACGCGCGTCAGACATCTCGTCGTCCGGTCGTTGGGTTTTAAGACAGCACAGGATGGAACAATAGAGCACAAGCTACCCGAAACAACCCACGCCTCAGAAACAGGCCGAACTCGGGTGACCTCCTCCTGCCAGAGATTAGGTCACCCGAGTGAGCGTACCTGTTTCTGTACACGCTCGGAACATAAGCTTACCGCCATAGATAGCGGTGGGTCTGTCCAACTCGCGTGTGGCCTCGAGAGAGGTCGGTGGACCAGCGTCACGAGCTCCGCTTCGAGCAGCTCGACGAGCAAGAGTACGATGTCCACGCAGGAACCAACCACGACCGTCTCGATCTCCCCGTCGAACAGCCCGCAGATCACGCCGCCCCTCTCTACAGATTTTTTTTCTTTGAAAGCTGGTGCTGAGGTGTCCGTGGGGGGTGCCCCGTCACCCCCCTATCCTGCCGTAGGCAGGTTCTCGCTGGCGATTACGCAGGAACTCGCTTCGCGAGTTCTGGGAGGGGGTCCGCGGACCCCCTCCCCTGCCTCACAGCAGGTTGCTGTGAGTGGGTGGGTTCTAGACCCCCGACTCACAGCAGGGTGCTGTGAGGCCAGCGAGGGGGTGGTCACCGATGCGTGACACTGTGATGGTCGACTGGCAGGTGCCGGCAGACGAGTGGGAATCATTCCGTGAATACGTCGAAAAGAAATTCGACGGTCTGGAGGGCTACCTCGGCCGTGAAGCGGAGGCGGCAATGCGGGAGTACGCTGACGCAGACGGCTACGGCGATGTCGAGGACCGCGTCGATCGGCTTGTCAACGCGGCGGGGCGGACTCCAGACCCGTTCAAAGAAAAAAATTCCTCGCGGCTTCACCAGCAGTCCACCACTCGTGTGACGGTCCGTGTGGACGAGTGGGTTAAAGACGAGTTCCGCAAAGCGGCGAACGAGAGTGAGGACACATTCGGGGTTGCGTTCGCCCGGGCGATCCAGGTCCGTCGAGACGGTGGTCGTGCCGGCCGCCTCGAGCGGAAACTCGATCGCGTTATCGACGATGCTGAGGGAATGCTGACGTTCATTGATGAGGACACTGAAGAGGGAGGTCTCTCGAAGGTGGATCGGAACACGATCGTCATCTGTCAACGGCTTGCGCCGAGTACTGACGATCAGTTCACGGATGACGAGTTGAACGCGGAGATCCACGAGATAGCGGGTCGTGGCCGACGGGCGTCGGGCCCCACGCTTGAGCGGTACCGTGACCTGGTCATCGAACGGCTGGGATACGAGCCGCATCCCGGAGTGGAAGCGAACCCAAGCAAGGACCAGACGGTCTGGGTTCCGGAACACGTCGCCGACGAGATCGCGCCCGACGGTGTTCCGGTGGAGGTCCGCCGGCCGGTCGACCAGCTGGAACGCGAGCAGCGAGTCCGCCGGATCCGGCTCGTGCTCGGTCGCCGAGCGGGGAACCGTTCGTCCGGGAAGGTGTCAGTGCGGGCGGCGGAGATCCAGGCGGATGTCCTCGAGGACGCAGTCACACGCTCGACAACGCTGTCGTTGATGGAAGAAGCAGCGCTGTCGATACCGGGCATCGAGATCTCCCGCAGCAGGACCAACGCGTCACTGCGCGTCGATCTGCAGCAACTCGGAGAGGGAGAGCCGGAACTCTTCGAGGAGATCATCGCGTATCGCGATGCGGATGCAGATAGTCTCCTCGACGAGACGACGGAGACGACGGTGGCTGATTACGGAGCGACACAGGGCCCCGGGGCGGACCTCGAGACGCTGTCAGCTGCAGGCGAGGATGCAGCTGCGGATGGGGGTGGACCACCGCGAGAGAGGTGATCACTCCGCCGGTGGGTTTATTTCACCGTTTTGAGAGTGATTTTGTTGACACTAAGTGTCAACGTCTCCCCTCGTTAAGTGCCATCAGCACGTTGGTCGGAGTACCACTCCACCGGTGGCCACGGACTGCGTGGGCGTCGGGGAGCTCCGCCATCGAAGCCAATTCGGTGGACGGCGTATGGTCGAGTCAACCGTGGTCCGTCGTTGAGAGCGGCGGGCGCTGTTAGTCTACTATGTCGGCAAAATCACCAACGCCACAGAGTCACGAGTCTAGCGAATCCGAGTACGACTGCGGATTCGACGCCTGTGATGACGTTTTTACTGAGGGAACGGGTGTCAACAGCTCTTTCTGTTCTACTGACTGTTATTATCGGCACAAAGGTAAGTCAGCACTCCAACAGATCAAGTCGGATCACCGCTTCTGCGCGACGTGCTTCCAACGGGTGAAGACAACCTCGGCGCCGAGTGAGGACTGGGTCGATCGCGGTTCATCGCCGATGGACGTAGCGCTCGCGAACGGCGCCGTGCTCACGAACGGCGATGGAGAAATAACACTTGACGCGACGGAGTGTCGTCACGCTCGACCAACAGCGACCGACAGCGCGATCGGCTATCAGTACCGGACGGAGAACACTACGCTTGTCGTCGACGACGTCGACAGCGGGGATCCGTACCAACGTCTCGAACGGACGAAATGGGGGTGTAAGTGCGGGAACGTCGATCTCTCGGAACGACACGAAGTCCTCGAGGACGTCGAAATCGAGTCGATCCTACCGTCGTTGTGGCGATGTCTCGTCGCGCTCGTCCAGGACAACGCGATCGGTCCGGACCAGGTCGATGCGAACGCGGCGCTGAAAGATCGATTCCTCGGCGCCGCTCGAGAGTCCTGGCGCGACTGGCGGTTCATAATCGGCTACGCACTGTACGGGCCTGGAGTCAACCGATGAGTACCACTGGCTCAACGGTTCGGTGCCGACCCCTCGGTGCAGGGACGACCCAGATGGTCGGTGAGGTGGTCGATGAGCGGATGGTCGCGACGATCGCCGGGGCGCGGATACTGCTGCGTGTTCGCGTTGATGGCCGCCACTTCTGGGTGGACGCTGCCGACGTCGACGATCGTGGTCTCGGAGAGTAATTACGGTAATTACTGCGGGCTGGAGTTGAGGAAACCGTTGGTGGCACCCGTCCGGGTTCGAGGCCCGGAGACGGTCGTTTGCAGTGCGGTTCATCGTTACCTAGAGAGCTATGAATGAGACTTCGCAGACAGATCAAAGCGATCGGCGGGCTCGCGACACTGCTCGTGTTCTTGGGGCTCGTGGTCGCAGACACGGTCGATGCGGGAGTGACGCTCAGCGTCGAGGACAAGGTAATACTGCTCACGCTCGTTGGGACGCTCCTCGGGCTGGACAAACTGCTCGAACAGATCCCGGGCATCACGGTCGGGGGGAACAAGGATGAGTAGTCTCGTCAACACGCTGGGGATGGTCGCGGGCTCCGTGTGGGTCGGGGCGGCGATCTGGTTCGAGCTGATCCATCCGAAACGGGTTCACGCGAAGTACGTGATCGGCACGTTCTTGATCGGCTCGGCGCTGATCCTCGCATCATCGTCGACGGTGCTCGCGTCGCCGACGCTGGCCGAGTCGTTCGCGGTGGCCGCGAACATCTTGTTCACCTTGCTCGGCTGTGCAACGTGGGTCTACATCGAGAAGCACACCGATGATCCCCCGACGGCGGACGACCTGTCAGAGTCGACGTCACACTGATGGGCTGGACCTGTACCAGCTGCGGGTCGTCGTACCTGTTCGACCCGCCGGCACGAGCTCGCCGTGAGGACAACGGCCCGCGCTGTTCGGACTGTCGCGAGCGCGACACGGAGTAATTACGTAATTACCGATGACCACGACTATCTCTCTCCCGGACGACGTCGTCGACGACCTCGATGAGCATCTTCCGGATGATAGGACGCGTGAGGAGCAGTTCCGCGAGGTCGTGCTCCCGGCGCTCGAGGGCGACCACGTCGAGATCGTCAACGAGGCGGACACTGACGACGTCGTCCTGGAGCGTCTCGACGAGCTGGATTCGCGGATCGACGAGATCCCGACGCTGACGTCGACGAAGACGGTCAAGAATCTCCGTTCGGAACTGCAGTAATCACGTAATTATGGGATACGACTACACTTGTGACGAGTGTGGCGAACCGGGCGAGCACCCGGGACTCCTCGGCTCGTTCAACAAGCGGACGTGGACGACCACGCCGTTCGGCGAGCGACTCCAGGCACTCGGCTACGAGCTCGGCGACACGATCACGCTTTGTCCCGAGTGTACCCACCGACTCCTACGATGAGTGATCCTCGCTCACAAGGCCGATCGCTCTTCTGGCGCGATCGCGATCCCGGGCGGTATCGCTGCCCAGGTTGCGGTCGCGGTCGCGGCGATGTCCAGTCGTTCCACGTTCACCACCTCGACGGGAACAAGGAGAACAACACGGAGTCGAACCTCGTTGCACTCTGCTCGTCGTGTCACCTCGGTGGAGAACACGACCTCGACGTCGGCGATCCGCGACTTCAACCGCCGTCGCCATTCGGAACCGAACCACCGAAAGCGCGCGTTTCACCCCCGTCTCCTGACCACTAGACGGTGACTCACTCCCCAACGATACAATCAACTCTATGGCAGATGCTCCAGAGGACCTCATCGGGACGCCGATTTCGGATGCCCCGAAACGCGATCCCGATAGCCACTGCAACGGCCGACGGAAGCAGCGCCAGGATGGCGAGCTCGTCGAAGACGACGATGGAAACTACCTCTTCGCCGGCTACTGCCAGCTGGTGGCTGGCTGGGGAACCGACGACGATGAAGGGCGTTGCCGGAAGCACGGCGGCAACGGTGGCTCTGGCGGCGCTCGTGAGGGCGCTGGAGCTCCCGAAGACAACACAAACGCGGCAGATCACGGTGCCTACTCCGACAAGTTCCTCGAGGGCTTCGTCGGCGATGACGGTAAGGATCGCATCGAAGAGGGGTACGAACTGTCCGAGACGCCAGAGGGCGCGAAGAAACAGGCCAGGTTTATGGCCCAGGTTGCCCTCGAGAAGTTTCGGGTGACGGGTGACGAGCGGTTCCTTCGCCGCTACGAGCAGATCTGCGACAAGGCGGGGATCTTCCCGAACGAGGAAGTCGACCTGAACCACAACGGCATCGAGACGGCGTTTATGGGCAACCTGAAGCAGTACCACGAAGAGGACGATGTCGACGGGTGACCTGCTCTCGGGGACGTCGACGTCGTCGCCGGCGACGGACACGAACGTAGATGCCCCCGCGCCGCCGGCGGAGTTCGCCCGCCGGGCGGACGCCGGTGACGAGACGTGGCTCGAGGACGCGATCGAGGACTACCTCGGGCTGCGACTCGGCCGGGCCCAGCGCCGGATCTGCCGGGCGGTCGCCCAGCATCACCAGGTGCTCGTGGTGTCGGCGAACTCGCTGGGGAAGTCGTACATCCTGGCGGCGATCACGATCGTGTGGCTGCTCTGCCGGTACCCCGCGGTGTCGTTCGCAACGTCGGGGACCGAGCGGAAGATGAAGCGGACGTACTGCAAGCCGGTCGAGTCGCTCCACGGCGGCGCCCGCATCCCGCTCCCCGGCGAGTACAAGAGCCGCCCGGAGCGCATCGAGTTCGAGGACGACCCGGAGCACTTCTTCGAGGCGTCGTCGCCGCGAGACGCTGGCGAGCTCGAGGGCGTTCACTCCGCATATACGCTGTCGATCATCGAGGAGGCGGACAAGTCGGCCGTCGACGAGGACGTGATCGAGGCGATGCGGTCGCTGGCGAGTGACGAGCGGGACCGACTGATCGCAATCGCGAACCCCCCGGACGACGAGACGAACTCGATCTACCCGCTGATGGACGATCATCCGAACTGGGAGGTCGTCCGGTTCAGCACGTTCGATTCGCACAACGTCCAGGTTGACACGGGCCGGGTCGACGCTCCAAAGATCGACGGGATCGCGGACATCACGAAGCTGGAGAAGGACTGGGTCGAGTACAACGGCTCGGAGTGGCCGGGGTACCGCCAGGCGCTACGGATGTCGGCGCCGCGAATCGACGAGGTGGGCAACTACGTCTTCGTCGACGACGATCTCGTGCGGAACCCGGACTTCGAGCCGAACCTCTCGAAGCGCTGGTTCAAGCGACGGGCGGGGATCATCCCGCCGGCGGGTGCGAGTGTCAACCGCCCGTACACTATCGACGATGTCAACGGTGCGTGGGAGCGCGGCGAGCTCTACCAGGACGAGCTCGACCGCGGCGACGTCACGCTGCCGCCGGCGACGGCGACTGGCGTGGACGTCGCCCGGAGTTCGGATCGGACGGTCGCGGCGACGATCCACCGCAACGTGATGGTGATCCACTACGCGGAGCGAGGGACGAACCACACAGACCAGAGCGACGCGATCGCTCGGGAGCTCGAAGACATGTCCCGGCACCCGATAGCGGTGGATTTCATCGGCTCGGGGGAGGCGGTTCACGACAACCTTCTCGAGGAGTTCCCCGATGTCGGCCAGTTCGTCACGAACTCGGTCGCGTGCCAGTCGGTCGACTACGAGGACAAGTGGGCCGAGGGGATGGCGGCGCTCGGCGACTGGCTCGAGGACGGCGGGATCATTCTCGACCGGACGCTCCGGAAGGAGCTGCTCGCCGGCGCCCGTGAGCTCGAGTACGACGAGAAGTTCATCGGGAGCCGCGGGGAGGAGGGCGAGCAGGTGTACAGCCTCTCGTCGAAGGACGACATCAAGGAGCGGCTTGATGCGGGGTCGCCGGACTACCTGGAGGCGGCGATGATCGCCGCGTGGGCGGCCTCGGAGGAGACGCACTTCGAGGACCACAGCGGCGAGGGCTGGCTTATCACACAGTAATTATGAGTAGCGAACCATCTACGCCGGACGAAGAGGACGTCGAGCAGCTGGCGGAGGGCGATCCTGCGCCGAAAGGTGAACATCGAGTCCCCACGTCCGAGGAGGACGCGGGGTCGGTCCCGGGAATCCTCGGCTACCGGACGACGTCGGGCTTCGGCTCGGACGCCGATGTCCGGTCGGAGCCGAGTGCGCCCCCGGACAAGATCCGTAAGTACTGGAACTCTTACTACAACGAGTTCGCGCTCACCCGAGCTCCGTTGAAGAGCTTCGACCTCGCGGTCATGGAGCCTGGGTATCGCATCCGGGTTGAGGACGCCGATGGCGAGCGCGATGAGGATATGGAGGAGGCGTTGAAACTGTGGTCGGGGAACTGCGTGATCCACGCCGGCGAGATGGGCCACGATCTCGCGACGTTGCTCGGCAAGCTCCCGTCGAAGCGGCGGGGCAAGGGGACGGCGCTGATCGAGAAGGTCGGAACTGAGGAAGACCCCGACGCGATGGCGGCCCTGATGTCTCTGGACCCGGCGACGTTCCAGATCTACACTCGCGAGGACCAGACAGTTCTCATTCAGCCGGACGACGACGTCGACGACGACCACCCGACCACCGATGATGGGGAGGCGGCGGCGTACAACCAGTACGACGCGGACCTTCTTCGGTACAGCGAGAAGGACCCGATCCCGTTCACCGTCGACGACATCATCAAACTCACCTACGATGCTGATGACGGCGAGGTCTGGGGGACGTCCGTCTTCGACGCCTGCCGGGACCGGATCGACGCGCTGATCCAGAAGATCGAGGACCGCGACTTCGCGGTCCGCCAGACGGGGTACGCCCACCGCATCTACAGCTCGGAGAATTGGAGCCAGGCCGAGGCCGAAGACTACGCAGAGGCACACAAAGAGGGAGATGTCTCCAGCGAGTACGGACCTGATGATGATGAGGCCGACCGTGGCGGCGACAAGGAGTCGTTCGCCGGCCGTGTCGACTTCGTTCCGGACGCGGTCAACGTCCAGGTCGAAGAGGGAACGGTTCCCGATATCGCCGCCGCGGTTCGGGACGACATCGAGCAGATCTTCTCGGTGATGCCCGTCGGGAAATACCAGATCGCCTATGCAGACGATCTGAACCAGTTCGTAGTCGATCCTCAGATCGAGAAGGACAACGAGCGGGTCGACCACGAGCGGCGGTACATCGAGCGGAAGCTTACGCCAGTCCTCGAGGAGAAGGCGGACGAGCTGGCGAGCGGGGAGCGGTACAATGGGACGATCCACTTCAGCATCGAACCACAGCAGGACGAGAACCCGATCCGGCGCGAGGGCTTCCCGGCGGAGAACCTGACGGCGCTGATGGATGCCTTCTCACAGTTCGCCGAGAGTGGCGCCGATATGTATATGCCGCCGGGCGCGTTCGCCGAACTCGCCGGCTTTGACTTGGATGAACTCCGCGAGCGACACGACTGGGACAGCGACCCGCTCGAGCTCCCAGACAGTCAGGACACCCCAGGTGCGATGCCGGGGGCAGATGAAGGAGAAGACGAAGACGGGGGCGGGCACAGGGATAGAGACGGGGACGAAGACACCGGTGACGACACGGAGACTGAGTCCGAGTCGGAAGACGACGGTGAAAGCGAATGAGGACGTCCCAGGATGATGGGCGCTTCGCCGACGTCGTCGGCCCCAACACGGTCACCGAGACGACGGCACAGCTCTCGGACTGGGGGGCTCGCCTTGCTGCCGGCGATCACGGCGACGACCACCGCCATCTCCCGCCACACGTTGAGCAGCTGGCGGACGAGTATGCTCGGCCGACGAAGGATAGCGGTGACCCGCACGCCAACGATCCCTCGCGAACGACGACGATTCAGCGGCAGTACGCCCGGAAGCTCCGTGGACGCTTCGCGGACATCCGCGCGGAGCTCCGGCGAGGTGTTTCCGATCGGGACGTCCTCGGCCTCGAGGACGACGACGGGGGTGGCGTCTCGCTGTCGGACCTGCTCTCGGGACAGGCGGCGGCCGACATCCCTGCGGAGTACTACGAGCTCCTCGCAGCAGAACAGTATGACGCCGCCCGTGATCTCGTTGAGCAGCTGGCGGACTTCGATCCGGACGATCTGCAGGGGCGTGACTTCGCCTTCGAGCGGGATGCTCGCAAGCACGAGCAGTTTATGCAGTGGCTCCGGACGCAGCAAGAGGAGGGCGTCCTGGAGGTCATCGAGCGCAACGGGAACACGTACGTCAGGAAGGCGTACGAGCGCGGTGTTCGGAACCAACACAGCTGGATGGGTGACGCGGCCGACGGCGCCGATCCCACGGCTGCGTTCGAGCGCCCCGTTCACCAGGACCGCCTGTCGCTGCTCTACGAGCGCAACTTCGAGGCGCTTCGAGGCATCACCGACGACGTCGCTCGGGAGATCTCCCGGTCGCTCGCCGAGGGGATGGCCGAGGGCGTGGCCCCGGACGAGATGGCTCGCCGGCTGTCCGACCGGATCGACAAGATCGGCCGCACTCGGGCGACGACACTTGCCCGAACGGAGACGATGTACGCTCACAACGAGGGGGCGATTTCCGAGGCCGAGCGCCTCGCCGGCGACGACGTCGACCTGGAGGTGCAGACCGAGGTCGCGACGGCGGGTGACAACCACGTCTGTGAGATTTGCTCGCCGTGGGACGGCCGTGTGCTGAGCCCGGATGAGGCCCGGTCGAAGGGCCCCCCGTTCCATCCGCGATGCCGATGCGTCGTTCGGGCGACGACGTCGGTCGCGGAGGGGACGGCAGCACAGACCGCGCCGACTGCTTCCTGACTCGCAGTACGACCACGCTCTGTCGGCCTCTCCACCATCGGGAGAGCCGGGTTCGACTCCCGGGGAGCGCGTTTATGAGCTGACCTACCTATGACTCACGACCCAGAACAGCACGAACGCCTCGCCGAGGGCGGGTTCGCCCGCCTCGAGGACGAGGATGACGAGGACACTGATACCTACTCCGCTCGGGTCATCCCGATCGGGGAGGGAGACATCACCACCGGTGCGTCGGGCAAGAAGACGTACTGGAGCCCGGAGGCGCTTCGCCAGGGTGTCGAAGATGGCGCGTTCGACGGGGCGAAGATCCTCAAAGGGCGTCCCGGTGACGGCCACAAGGGGATGCTCGACCAGGCCGATCCGGACAACATCGTCGGGTCGGTCGACAACTTCGCGTACGAGGACGGGGTCGGCCCGGTCTCTGAAGACGCTGACCTACTCGATGAGCACATCGCGCAGCTGGTTGATCACGGCCTGATCGACGTGAGTCCGGATATGTTCCGGAAGCTGGGCGAGTACGACGAGGAACTCGGGGCGTACCCTGTCGAGAAGATCATTGACGTCCCGTACCTCACACTGCTCGACAACGGCGCGTCGCCGAGCGCGACGATCGAGCCGGCGATGGCGGAGGCCCTAGGTTTCAACGGCCGGGCCGAGGCAGCCGAGCAGCTGGCGAAGCTGTTCACGCTGACCTTCAACGCCTACGGCGAGATGTTCGGCGACGAGTTCCTCGACGAGGCGGTCGAGAACCTCGAAGCGATCGAGGGCGTCTCGGCCACGCGCTCGTCGACGAACACTGACCCCGAGCTCCAGGCGACGATCGACCGGGAGGCGGTCGCATCACTCGACACGCTGAACGACCAGATCATCGACGCACTCGAGGACACGCCGTTCGAGGTCCACGAGTCGTACGACTGGATCGACGACGTCGCCTGGGAGGGCCTGGGCGAGGCTGGTGGTTCTGGACAGGCATCTGACGAGCCGGCGGAATCCGGCACAGGAACCGGCGGTAGTTCCACACATATGGGAAACAACAACGACGACCTGCAGGAGCAGCTCGCAGAGGTCCGCACCGAGCGTAACCAGCTCGAAGACGAGACGGAGGACCTCCAGGAGCAGCTCGCAGAGAAAGAGGAAGAGATCGATGACTACGAGGAGACGGTCGAGCAGCTGAAAGAGGAGCGGGACGAGCTCGAGGAAGAGGTCGAGCCGCTCGTCGAGATGCTTGCCGACCTCGCTGCGGAAGACTCGAAACTCTCCGCAGACAAGATCGCGGACCGCTTCCAGGCGGGTGAGCTCGTCGAGATGCTTGCGGAGGACGCGGGCTGGTCTGACGAGGACGACGAGAGCCCGGTCGAGGTCGTTCGCGAGCAGCTGGCCGGGACGCCCAACCCCCGCGGTGAGGGTGGCGATAGCAACGGTCAGACCCCGAGCGACGAGGATCTCGAGCGCGCGGAACAGCTTGCGGGCGGTGTTCTGACGGCGTCGGAGCGGCTAGAAGTCAACAGCGCTGATGTCTCGGAGGTCGAGTATCTTCGCCAGGAGTACGACGTTGACGCCACGGAGTTCGACACCGAGAGTGAGCTTCGCGATGCGATCCGGGGAGGTGCCTGATCATGGTGTCTGGAGAAGTTCGACTCTACGATCCGGGCGAGAAGGTCGACGTCGAGGTCGTCGCGGACTCGACGGGCGCACTACCGGGTCGCGGTGACCCGGTCCAGCTCACGGGCGAAGATGGCGGGAAGACGCAGGTCAAGCTCGTCGAGACGGACGGTGACGGAGTCGGCGCGCTGCTTCACGACAACCACCTCGACGACGAGGCAGACGTCGCAGCCGGCGAGGTCGCTGGCCCGTCGACGTTCCTCGCGACGGGCCCCATCGACTGGTACGACGAGAGTGACGGGGAGAACCTCTCCGTCAACGACGTCGTCGTGCTCACGTCCGACGGGGTTCGCGCGTATGTCGACGCTGACGACACGGTCGACATGCAGTACGGCCGTGTGTTCGCGACCGGCACTCGTGCGACGGCGGCGACGGCACAGAAGGTGGCCGTTCTGCGGTACAAGTAGGTGATCTGATTCATGCCAGAACTCGAATTCAAGAAAGCAGGACTGCTGAGTCCCAAGACGCTCCGCGAGGAGATCGTCCAGGATATCGACCAGATGGAGCAGATGCAGGAGGACGGGGTGGCCGATGCGAACGGCCTCTTCCCGGCAGTCAACCTGGACGCTCCCGAGGAAAGTTACTTCACCATCGGCGGGGCGATCGCCGCGATGTCCGAGGTCGACCGGGCAGCCGAGTCGCCGATCTCGGCGCTGGGCGACATCAACGAAAAGGACATCTCGACGTACTCGTTCAAGGAGAAGATAGCGCCGGAGAAGGAGACGGACGCGAAGCTGAACTCCGACCAGCAGATCCTCTCGCTATACCGGTGGGGGGCGAACCAGCTTCGTGCGGCGCTGTTCCTGACGCGGAACAAGGTCGCGTTCCAGGCGACCCGGAGCGTCGACGGCTTCCTCGGGACGGACGGGGACACGATCCATCCGGACATCCCGACGGCGAACGTCATCAATCCGAACAACCAGTACTCGGATCGAGCAAACTCGACGCCCTACGAGAACTTCTCGTACGCGTCCTACCTGCTCTCGGAGGCCGATCAGACGTATATGAACGCGATGGTGTCGGGTGACCCGACGGCGCTCGTGACGCCGTCCATCTGGCACGACATCAAGAACAACGAGGACATGAAGGGCCGCTTCTCGGGCGTCGAGGTGCGCGGCCTGACCGGTAGTCAGGTTCGTCGGCTCGTCGACGAGGAGATCCCGAACATCCAGGTCGTGAAGGTAAAGCTCCCGCGGGAGGACGCCAACGGGAACTTCCTCGACGAGGACGGGAACATCGTCAACGACGTCGACGACGCGGCGATGGACAACGTCCTCGAGCCGTACGACCCGGTCGCCGGCGAGCAGCGCCGGAACATCATCATCGGACGGCCCGGTGTCGAGTCGGCGTTCCTCGCATGGTACGGCGACAACATGGGCGAGTTCGACGAGCCTGACGCGCCGTCGACGGACGGCGGCTTCGCCGTCGACAACGACCGCGGCTTCGGAACCCAGACGTGGATGTCTCAGGACCCCCGCGTCACCTGGCTGAAGGCGTTCCAGGACATCGGCTTCCACATCATGCTGCCCGAGCACTGGGTCATCATCAACGACGTGTGATCACCTATGCCTGAACTCAAGTGGACACGAGAGCGGACCTACTTCGACGGGCAGCGTGGGTTCCGTGCAGAGGGATCGGGCGTCTACGACGTCCCCGAGGACGCGGTCGAGGAGTATCTCGACCATCGTTCCGGCGGCTGGGAGCGCGTCGACGAAGAGGACACTGCTGACGAAGAGGTAGAACCGGAAACCATCGACGAGGATAGCGGCTCGGACGACACCGATTCCGCCGGCGACGGTGAAGCGGAGCCCCCCAACGAGGGTGGCACTGAGCCCGATGCAGACGGTGAGAATGAGGTGACGCCCGAGGAGATCGCCAGCTCCGACGACTGGCGCTGGGCGGTCGACACGATCGAGTCGGGTACCGTTGACGACCAGCTGGACGCGGTCGAAGCCGCCGAAGAGGAACGTGAAAACGGCCCGCGTGACAGCGTTCTGACCGCACTCGACGACCGTCGAGAGGCCTAACGGATGGCTGTCGACGACTCCGAGTACCGGACAAGCGTCGACGACGTCCGCAGTGGCGGTTTCGAGACGGAGCTCACGGACGAGGAAGTCCTGGAGTGGCTCGACGACGCCAACATGGAAGTCGACGAGCAGCTCACCGGGAAGGGGCTCTCGGAGCGCCGCCTCGAGAAGATCGAGAAGTACCTCACCCGGCACCTTATCACGTTCATCGTCGAGCGACAGGTCGACTCCGAAGACATCGGCCCAGTTTCGTTCGACTACTCGGGAGCGTTCGATGAGCGTGGGCTCGCCGCGACGGCGCCGGGCCAGCAGGTAATCCGTCTCGACGAGAGCAACACCTTCGGCCCGGAGAAGTCCGACTTCTGGAGTGTAACGCTATGAGCCGCACGAAGCGGAGCGCACGCCGTGCGCTGAAGCGTGCCGGCCATGATGTCACCCTCCAGAACTTCGAGATGACTGAAGCCGACTCCCGCGGGGAGCAGTGGGAAGAGCTCCCCGAAAAGACAGTCACCACGATCTCCGATCCGAGCGGTGCGTCGCTCTCGTACAGCTGGTGGGGACACGACGTCGAGGCTGATCACGTGTACCTCATCCGCTCGGACATCGACGACGTCGACGATCGTGACAGCGCCGGCGAAGGAGCGACCCGCATCACGGACGACGGCGACACGTTCGTCGTTGTTGATGCAGACCGCTCCCAGCAGCACGGCCTGTACGTCCTGGAGTGTGAGAGGTACGACCCATGATCGAGAACTACGACGACAAGAACCGCGAGCAGACGCTCGCAGCGGTCGCCGGCTTCAGCGCTGACCGGCTCGCCGCGTTCATCGCCTTCGAGCGTGAGCACAAGGACCGAACGACGGTCGTGAAGCCGCTCGAACGCAAGCTCGTCACCGTGACACCTACCGGCGATCGGCGGTACGTCGCCGGTATCTGGTTCGATGGCCCGTCGGAGACGGCGACTGTCCGCCGGCGGACGCGTGTTGAGCGTGCCCTCGAGAACGGCCGCCTTCAGGAGGTGTGACGTGGTCGAAGACACGAACAACTTCGACGAAGTCCGTCGGGCCTTCGACGTCGGGCTTCGTGAAGGGATCGTCGCGCTCTATGCGGACTCCCTCGAGCAGCTCACGAAAAATATGCGCGAAGGAAAGGACGCGATGGGGAACGCGTGGCGTCCAGTCACGTACGAAACGATGCGTCAGCGGAGTGTTCGAACGACGACCCGGGATGCTCTCGTCGACACCGGAGATTTCCGTGCGAACATCATCTCGAACTCCGAAGCTCGTCCGTCAGAGGGGACCGCCGTGATCGGCACGTCTCGTGAAGACGCGGTCGCCCACGAGTTCGGCGCTCCGGAACTAGGGATCCCACGCCGCCCCATCTTCAGCCCGGTCGCAGCATACGCGAACCAGCGCGCTGCAGAGATCATCGGGGACGAGCTTGACGACCGCCTCGACGACGCCGAGGTGTAGTCACGTGCTTACCACAGCTGAAGAAGACCGCTTCGAGGCGGTGCTCCCGGAGTCGGTCGACGTCTCCTACGACGCGAACCAGCACACCTACGAGCTGACTGTCTTCTGGGGTGGAGGTAACGCAACGCAAGACTACCCCATCGTCATCCTCGAATGGGACGCGCAGAACCAGCCACAGACCCAGCGCCAGCCCGTCGACGACGTCCACCGGATCGACAACCCGATCGACGAACCGGGCGGCGCGGAAATCCGGACATCGGAGGTCGCCGACGAGCTCTCGATCACTGTCGCCGTCAAAGCAGTTCGGGGGACTGACGGAGTCCCACCGCAGACTCGGTGCAAGCAACTCGTCCGGAGACTGTGGCGATTTCTCGATGACGGTATCGATCTGAATAGTGAGGGTCCGAATGGCGAGCGCCCGATGCGTGTCGAGATCGCGTCGAACCCGTCTCCGGGACGAGTCGATGATACCTACCGCATCGAGTGGAGCGTCCAGTTCCATCACGCCGAGAGGTACACCGAGGAGTTCGACACGACCGAGAGCGCCGAGTACGCAGCTGACCAGACAGACAACTAAGAAGTTAGACATCAACAGATGACAGTTTCACCAGTCACGATCGACGTTTCGGCACAGACCGGAGCGCTCCCACAGGAGACCTTCACCGACGTCGCCGTCATCGGGACGGCGACCGCTGCGCCGCCCGACGCGGCGTTCGATGAGGTCAACCAGTACCAGAGCGCATCCGAAGTAGCAAACGACTACGGCGACGGCAGCGACGTCCACGTGGCGTCGCAGGCCCTCGCCGAGATGGGTGCGAGTTCCTGGTACGTCCAGGTCCTCGAACAGACCGAGGTCGTTGACGAAGATGTTGACGACGGGACGACCGTCGCGAACACTCCCGTCCACGGCGAGGCCGGGGTCACCGCGTCCAACCGGGATGTCGTCTACTCCACAGAGGAACCACCCGCACAACCCGACAACGGCGAGGTGGCGATTAACACGGCCACCGGCGAGGTGACCACCGACGATGGCACCACGGCCACGCTCACGTACTCCTACGTCGACTGGAGCACGCTCGAGGAGCTTGAGTACAAAGGCATCAACCGAGCTCATCTCGCTGACACTCGGGCCGGTCGAGAACACATCGGCGACTACGACGAGTTCGTCAGCTGGGCGTCGGCCGCCCAGGTCGGCGTGCCGCTCCCGATCGAGGACCCGAGTTCCTACGCTGACGACGAGACGGCGATGACGGCCGCCCACGAGATCGCCGGCTACGTCCCCGGCGGCCACGTCCTGGGCGTCACCGCGAAGACGAGCGCCGACATCGGGGCGTACAAGCTCGGCCAGATGGCCGTCAACGACCCGTGGCTCGACCCGTACTTCGATGGCGAGGGGTACCCGTACGCTATCGACTCCATCCCCGGCCGCCTGATCGGCGACCCGGGCGACACCGGGACCTTCGTCGGCGGCGACGCCGACGGGAACGGACCCGTGAACGTCGTCGTCTCCGTCAGTGGCGTGAACGTCCTCTGGCGCTCCGTCTCGACCGCTGGTGCGGCCAGCGATTACCAGTGGTTCGACGTTCAGATGACGGAGTACTTCGCGACGTCGCTCATCGAGAACAGTCTCACGTCCCTCGCACTGAACCGGGACAAGATCCCGTTCACCGGCGACGGTCAGTCGATGATCGAGTCCACGATCGTCGACACGCTTGTCCAGTACACCGGTGGGCCCGATGACCCGTTCGCGGAGACGGACATCTACGTCCCCGAGCCGGAGGACTTGCCCGAGGACGACCGCGCGAACAAGCGGTGGACCGGCATCGAACTCGAGTACCGGCTCAGCGGCAGCGCGCAGACGTTCACCGTCGACCTGACCGTCACTGTCTGAGGATAACCCATGGCACAATACAGCAAAGACGAGGTTACGATCCTCGTCAACGGCGAGCGAGTTGCACAGCTCAAAAACTTCGATCCGCCGGAGGAGAGCTACTCCCGGAGCTACGACGAGACCGTTGGCGACGACGAGAACGTCCTGCTCAACAACACAGACCCAGAGCTCGAGGGCGAGCTGGAGGTGTCGCCGACGTCGCCGACGATCCAGTCGCTCAACCAGCTCGTGAAGAGCGGGCAGCAGGTCCCGATCACGGTGCGGTTCCCCTCGGACGACGTCCGGCAGAACGAGGTCTACACGGGAGGGGTCTTCACCGACAAGTCGTTCGCCAACTCCTTCGACGACGACCCTGAGTCGCCGCCGAACCGGACGTACACGTTCATCGCCGACGACATCCAGGACTAACCAATGTCTGACGAAGAACTCACTCTTCAAGAGCTGGAAGATCAGGACTGGGAGGACATCGGTGGTGATCCGCAGACGGACATCACTCACGAATTTATGGACGGAACGGAGAGGACCTTCCGTGTCCAAGATCCCGACCCGGACGTGATAATGAAGTTCGTGTCGCCGTCGCCTGACGACACGAGCCGTGAGGAAGAACTGTTCGAGTTCGTCAACAAGGCTGTCATCGCTCCCGAGATCACGATGGAGCGATGGCGAGGCCTACGGGTTGCTGATCGAATTATGCTGGCTGACAAAGTCGGTGAGGTGGTCGGGATCGACCGCGTGATGGGTTTTTCCGACGGTGGGCTCGAAGCCCAACTGGAAGAGTTACTATCCGGATCGCCAGAGAGTGGCAACTCCCAATAGAGGACGTCGACGCCTGGCCGTGGGAGAAGAAGCTGTTCTACGCTGAGTGTCTGGCGACGATCAACGAGGAGGATGGTGAGGCTAACAGCCTCGATATGGATATGGAGAACCTCATCGATCAGATGCAGGGTGCCCCAAAAAATCCACCATCACCTGATCAGCTGTAGGCAGACGCTACTCGACAGGCCGTTCGAAGATGTAATGCGTAGTCCCACCACCAACCTCTACCGTTTCCTTCAGTTGCCAGCCTTCTGATGCGACTCGGTTGATCTTTTCTTCGCCTTCGTCACCAAAGGCCAGCGCTCTCACTTCTATCGACTTGTACTCGTACCGCTGATTCTGTGGCATAGTTCGCAGTTGACCACAATTAGAAATAAAAACACCGACAAGAATAATGCTAGGCGGAAGTGGCGGTCATCGAACGGTCGCAACAATATTTACTGCAAAGGACCGAGCCAGCGGTAAGCTATCAGAAGTAGAAAAGAGTGGGGACCGTGCCCGTGACTCGTTGGAAGAGACCGAACAGCAGTTAGACAGTGTTTCAACGGCTTTCGCCGCCACTGGTGCAGCAACGACTGCTCTCGGAGGGTCCATCGCGTTGCTCACGAATCGGTTTGGCCGTCTGGACAAGCAATTCCAGACGATCGAAACGACGTCCGGAGCGACAGCTGCGCAGATGGAGCAGATCCGAGAGGCTGCGAAAGGTGTTTCAACTCAACTTCCAGTCACCTTGGCACAGTCGACTGAAGCAGCCAAGCAACTGAGCTTCGCCGGTCTGTCTGCATCCGAGTCGATGGCTGCCCTGTCCGAAACGAGCCAGTTGGCAGTCGCCGCGAATATGCAGGCGGGCCAGGCAGCTCAGACGGTTGCCCGATCGCTCAACGCTTTCCAACTCGAGGCTGAACAATCACGTGCTGTTGTCGGTGCTCTTGGCTCAACGTTCGCCTCTAGTGCGACCGACATACAGTCTCTGGCGCAAGGCCTATCCAACGTTCAGGCTACTGCGAATGCTGCGGGGCTATCGGTCGCTGAGACTGTGGGATCTCTAGGGCTGCTTGCGTCTTCTGGCCTCGCTGGATCGAAAGCTGGGACGTCGCTGAACGCCGTCCTTCGACGGCTCACGAGCGGTAGCGGTGAAGCATCGAAAGCTCTCGACGAACTCGGCCTTTCGATGGAGAAGTTCACTACCGCCGAAGGAGATCTCCGCAATCTCCCCACAATAATGTCGACGTTGTCCGATCGGATGGAGGGCGTTGATTCGCAGGCAGAAAAGATCCGGATCGCCCAGCAGCTCGCCGGCGCTGAGGGTGCCCGCGCTCTCCTGCCTCTTATCAATCAAACGGACGAGTTGTCTCGAAAAATTAACTCGAACCTTCGCGCGGAGATCCAAGGTGCGATCGGCGATCTCTCCGAGATGGACGGCTCCGAGTTGGAAGCAACATCGGAAGCACTCGGGATGGATGTCTCGGGGGAGACGACGACAACGCAACTCATCAGCAACCTGCAAGAGCTCGATGAACAGGGAGAATCAACCGAGCAGATCGTCTCGCGTTTACAGGTCGGACTCGGACTGACCGGCGATGCTGCGGAACTGCTGGCTCAGGACATCACGCAGACTAACAAGTCTGCCAAGGAGCTGGCGCAGGGAATCGGCGGCGTCGTCACTGCAGAACAGTTGGCACAGAAACAGACCGAGACGCTCAGCGGGCAGATTACTCAACTTCGGTCAGATCTACAGGTTCTCGGGTACGAGATGTACCAGGGAACGAAGCCAGCGACATCGGCACTTGTCGGTGGGCTTCGAAGTATCACCACGCCCTTAGCACAAAACGAGACTGCTGCCCGAGCTTTGGGAACGGGACTGATCGCGCTAACGGCTGCGACAGGAGTCTCAACCGCTGTTCTCGGCGCCCACGTTGTACAGCTCAAGCTCGCCACGCTTGCCCAGCAGGGTCACGCTAGCCAGACGGTTGCCGGGACTGCGGCTTTGAAGGCCCACGCAGTCGCGACGACGGCGGCCTCGAAGGCGACGTGGTTGATGACGGCGTCGACGGGTCAGTTGGTCACCGCGACGCAGGCGAAGACGGCTGCGATGTGGACGTCGATCACGGGACTGTACTCGTCAGCCACGGCTGCGATCGCGGACGCGACCGCGAAGGGGGTGATGACCACGGCGACGCTCCTGGCTGCCGGTGCGATGTCGACGTTGTGGGCGACGCTCGGGCCAGTTGGTCTCGCCATCATCGGCTTAACCGCCGGCGCAATCGCGCTCGCCGGCATCCTCAAAACCGACTTTATGGGGGCCGGTGAGCAGGCCGGGGCCGTGCTTGGCTGGTTCGGAGCGAAGGCCGGCCAAGCGTGGGCGATTACAAAACAGCTCCTTGGTATCCTCTATGAGCTAGGTCGCATAACCGTGACACTTGGCGGGATGGCGTTCCTCGCCCCAGTCGCAGCGCTGTTGAAGCTCCCCGGGAAGATTCGGGGGGTCGCCCCTCAGATAAAGTCGGCAGCGACGGAGCTCCCAGGGGAAATAGTTGCAGGTCTGAACTCGTTGGGTCGGTGGAAGTACTTGGTCCCACTGGTAGGCCCCTTGATGGGTGCGCACGAGTTGATAACCGGTACCGGTCCGAATGTAAG